TCGGCAATTGAATTGCGTAGGATAGTCTTTATGAGTGTAGAATTTGACATTTATATTAGCTAACTGTGATTGCCCAAGTGATGGCAATTGAATCGCCTGCTTCTTTGTTCACTACTGGGAAGGTTGTGTGGCAAAGCATCGTACCGGCAACACCAGCATTGAAAATACCTGCCTCAGTAACTGCACCAGTACCTGTACCAGCGATGAACGATGCAACTGCTGTTACTATGTTTGTGCTTGCTGTGAATGAGTACAATGCTTCACGGGCAAGACTTGATTCCATTACTGTATTGCCAACAACAGGGGCAGTAGTGCCAGCACCGATTGCCATATGTGACATAACAGTTGCAGCAGTGCCAACCATACGGGAAGCAATATACTCTTTACCAACTGTTACAACTAAGTTAGGTACAACTAATTCTTGCTTGATCGATCCGTCCTGTCCTGTGACAACGATGGATAACTTACCGTTCATTTCTAGATTTTCATTCAATTTCATGTTATTCTCCTATGTTATACTAAAATGTTATCTTACCTACCATATAGTCGTTGGACCCGTCATTTTCGAACAGGGTCATATCATCTAAATAATTGTCAAACCAAATCTGTCCGCCGCTATCAAGTATTACCTCTGTATCATATCCATCCAATGTCTTTTCAAATAGCATTACATCATCGTCTGTCTGTGCATCCAATACATCTGTCAATACCTTACTAATAATGAAGTGATCCTTGGCATCAACCACTGGATCTGTGTTTTCTTCAAATAGTTTATCAACATTGAAGTTCACCGGAGTAATCTCAGACATCGTCACTGAATCTGTCAGTGGTTTATCAACAGCAAAGTGGTCCTTGGCATCGGCAGGAGTCAGTGAATCTGCCAATGGTTTATCAACAGCAAGTATGCGTGTATCACTCAGTGCCTGGGTTTCTGCCAATGCCTTACTGACATCAAAGTGGTCCTTGGCATCTGCAGCAGCAATGGTATCTCTAAAAATGATAATGAGAGATTTCAACATTGATTCTAGATCGGCACTCAGATCAAACTCATTTGTGATGGTATACTCACCGAACAGAGCAGTGCCTGCAGGGTGAATCATTGTCTTCACTGCTGCCTTGTATGCCTCGAGTTTTTCATCCACCCGTACTATATACGAGTAAATCTGGTAAAATCTACCGTCCTGGATAAACATAGCATCATCCAGGAATCCATTGTTTGAGGTATAGTATCCAGGGTACTTCGAAACTGCACCCAGTTCAAACTCTACAAATGCCAATAGACCAATATCAATTGTACTGATGATATTGGAGGTGGAAAATGTTCTGAGCAAATTACCGGCATAGTTATGGGGGAATGCTTCACCTGCTGGATCTGAGTCGATATTGTAATCGTACTTATTCAGTGAGCCGAATTCCGTATATCCACTGGTTGCGTCCTCTAACCCAATGTCTTTGTCTTCGATAACTCCAGGCACTATGACCGAGAAGTCTGATATACCAAGGTGTTTTGCTTCATCAGTCTTGGACACCAACTGATAAGTGAACCCATCTACATACAGTTGATCCATACTATAATTGATAATCTGAGCAAACAATATTGCCCCATCATTATCAGTTTTCACTATTTTCAATATAGTGCCAGTGGTCCCAATGCTATACAACTCACCAACTTTGAAGTTTTTACCTGCCTGGGTAATCATGAGTTTTGAGATTGTGGGTAGAATACGGGCAATGAAAGTCCCATCCAACAATACTCGATCCCCCACTGCTATATTACCGAAAAACCTCCGATTGATTGAAAGTTCATACACTTCCTTACCATCGATGGTTATTTGCAAATCTTTGTAGTTATATACTAGTGTCTTTATAACACCCGTGGAACTGAGAATATCCACTGTTTTATTTACAATATCGTCCGGATTTCCCTTGATTTTCTCCACAAATATGGATACTTTTTGCTCCCATCTCCCATCACTTGCTCGGAGCATTTGTTGACCAGGATAACCTATTGTTATTTCCTTATCAAACAGTAATCGGAACAGTAGTCTATATGATGCCTCAGATCCCTTGGCAAGATTTAGGTCCTTGATATTGGATAGTACAAATCTTTCATTGGCAAGTATAAAGGGAATATTGGATGCATACTCACTCTTGAAATGCTTTACATATTCATCCAGAGTGGTATCGATATCTCTGATTGTCTTTAGGTCAGTGCTATAATCCTGCTGGAGGAATTCATAGTATGCCTTGACGAATGCAACAAATGCCTCATAGTCTTCCCGAACAAATCCAGGGAATTGACTTGAGACAATTGATGATATGTTTACTTTATCGGTCATGAGCGACTTGAGGTGAACACATAGTTCTGTCCGGCACGTAGATCACCATTGGATGTGGTATCTGGAATGGCAGTTATTGTCATCCGTGACGGTTCAATACGGGCAATCTGATGGAATGCAGACACCACATCATTGGATTGAGGTTTGATGATTATATGGAATTCTGACTCTGCCAGTGCAGTAATATTCAAATTCTGTATCTTGATATATCCAGTTGCATAGTCCACTGTACCAATGGTTGGATTCACCACAATATGATTCGCAGTGGCACCTGCTTGCTGCCCCAACTCAGAATTGTTATGACGGAATAGTTGAATATTACCAACTCCATCGTCTTGCAGGTAATGTATTTCTGTACTGTTTGGTATATAGAACCCATGTGAACTCACAGCATTTTCTGCCACGTGTTCAGTATAGATTGGGTTGATGATGTTTACAATATACTCTGCATAGGTATTGAATCTCGGTGCCAAGGTAACATGCAATACTATAGTGGAAATATTGTTCACAATGGCAGGTTCAGTATTATCAATCAATCGACTGAGTTTGGAGAACCGAAATACACCATCAAACTTCTGCAGGTCATTCTCATTATAATCGAGAATAGTGCTTGATACTAGACTACTAATTTCAGATGGCGACCGAGTGGTTTCACGGTCATTGAAGTACACTGTAGTTGTCAGAGCAATATTGATATACTCTGGATCAATAATCTCCGGTGTAATTGATACAACGTTGCGGGATCCAAGTATGTCATCTATGATCTCAGATTTCTGTACTGCCGATAATGTGTCTGCACCCTGTGGTTTCACACAGATGAACGTCTTGCCATAAACTGGCGGTACATTATCCTCACCACCCCAAACTGCAACAGACTGAGCAGCAGGGAAGTTATTATAGATCAATGATTGATAGTCATCTGCAGTGACTGCTCTATTCTGCGCGGTGTATGCCTTGGGAGCATTGAACTTGATACTGGCAATACTTTCAATATCGGCACCCTTGTATGCGGCACTCTTCAGAGTTATAGTTGTGCCACCATTCAATAAGGTTGGTCCGGTATAGGTAAACTGTTTGGCTCCATTGGTAGATGCAGCATTGGTCACGAAATAGTCCATATGAACCACATTACCATTGGACAGTTCCATACCAAGCAACCCATCACCGAACTTCAGTTCATAGAGTTGGTTTTCAATTTCCTTGACGAAGTATGCACGATCAGATCCAGATACATTCAGAATAGAATCAGCACGGGTATATGTGTGGAACACGGTTGATTGTGATGATTCCTGGACACGGACCACTAGGGTCTTCATATCAACATTACTATTTGGCACCATATAACGGGCACCAGATGCCACCGTATACTTGAATGTTACCGGAGTACCTTCCTTGATAGTGACATCAGTAAACTTGTAACCGGCATTGTATGGAATAGTGATAGCATCGGTTGTATAGAAAGTGTATGTCTCACCATCAACTGTGGTGATGAATGGTGCATTCTTGGGTAATGTTAGACTGGATGGGAATGATGTTGGACTGGTAATCGTAAGGTCAATTATTGCCTCTGAACAGGTTGCCGAGTACGGTGTATATCCCAGTTCCTTGGCACGGGACACAACACTGTTACGTTTACCCGCTGAGTCCAGGAACATCTCATTTACGGTAAAGTTCTGGTAAAGTGCGTTATAGTGAGTGTTGTATGCAAGCACATCCAAGAGTACAGAAAGTCCTGAACCCTCGAAATCGTAGTCAGTAAACTCCGGTTGACCTCTGAGGTAAGTCTTGAGATTTGCCTTGATCTGGTCAAAATCTAGTTCACTGACGAGAATTCTTTTGCTATCTTGTGCCATAATTAGTGTGTTCTTTCTAATGTGATTGAGACAGTCTGTGGGGTCGTGGTATTTACAATCATAAAGTTGACCGTTACATAGACAGAATTGTTATCCGGACTATAACTGGCAACCACTGATAACAGGATTGCCCTTGGTTCAAAATTCTTGATAGTCTGAGCAATTGTATTCTGTATCAACTGGGTAGTGATTGGAGACATTGGTTCAAACAGCAAATTCCGCAACTGGCAACCTATCTCAGAGTGAAATGGTCTCTCATAGTTAGAGGTCAATACTAGGTTCCGAATCGATGCTTTTATGGCAGATTCGTCGTATTTCTTGACAATATCACCCGTTACCGGATGCGGTATAAAGTTCAGGTCAATATCTGAGAATGTTCTAGAGGTCTTCATTTGTGTTATATTACACCAGTTACTATTATTTATAACGGTTTCTTCTTACAATTATCAAAATGTCGTCGTTTCATAACATTGCTCTTGCCTATTGTACCACAATGAGGGCATTCAACTTCTGGAGCAGGATTTTGTTGCTTTCCGGTAGGACCATAAGTTTTACCTTTCTTTTTACTAGGCATACCTTTCCTTCCATTAGGACCATAAGTTTTACCTTTCCTTCCACTAGGACCATAAGTTTTACCTTTCTTTTTACTAGGCACACCTTTCTTTCCGTTAGGTCCAGTAGGTATGCCTTTCTTTCCGTTAGGTTTACCTTTCAGTGGACTAGGAATGCCTTTTCTTCCACTAGGTTTACCACCCTTATTTCTAAACTGGTTTTTACCTAGATTATAATGTCCGTTCAATAGTAATGGGT